TACTTTCTACAATGGCAAAATCACCTTGCATATCACGATTTTTATTAAAGAAGTTTGCTCTTATTTTATTTGCTTTATATTCTTTGCCACCCAAAGCTAATTCAAAAGCACCAACAATATTATCTTCGTCAAAAGTTTGTACTGCTGTACCTGTATCATCAATCAATAATTTATATTTACCACCTGAAAATATTAAAGAACCTCTACAAGATGTAAGAAGTTTTTCAATATTATCTAAGGCTTTGTTGTTGGTGTTTAAAATACCATTACAGGTATATTTCTTTTGTGTCTTATCTCCTACTGTCACTTCAGTATCACAAATATTTCTTGCAGTAGTGAATGATGTCGAATCTATTTGCGAACTTGGTATTGACCTACCATAAATAGTGTTGGTCAAATAATCTTCAATACAATCTGCTGGATTGTCACTAAAAATTTTATAGTCAGTACCACCTGATGTTGATGTTCTAGTTTTCTTGCCTATAACATCAAAATTTACTTGCGGTATTCCTGTATTACCAAACACTTCAGGCTCAAACTTAAATCTGACAATTGCATAAGCAACACCCTGTAGTCTGTCAGATGCTGTCCAAGTGCCATTGGTTTCAGATATTAAATCTTGATCTGCTGTTTGTGTTGTTGTGCCATTGTATATTTCGTATTTGACCAAACCTTCATATTTTGGCTTGTGTATATTATCTTCACCTGACCATGTATTAAATTCATTTACAGCAACATCAAAATATAAATCATTAGAAACATTCACAGGATCGTTGTTTAAATATACTTGACTTACACCTTGTATCTCACCTTCTGCGATTGCATAAACCACATGAAGAAATTCATTATCTGCACCTGATACATGATAAAAAATTGGTGTACCACCTACCCTTCTTTTGCCATAGATTACAGGCAAAGGATTGGTTGAGCCTTGTTGATTCGATAAAACTGATTGTGCCTGTGCTGACATATTGTCAGGAAAGTCCATGTTCAAAGCACCAATTAATTGTGTACCTGCATAGACAGCAATAACAGTAGCAACAGCACCAATTGCTATAGCTGCTGTACCTACAGCCGCTGGAACTATAGCAGTACCTATAGCAGCGAATACAGGTGCTAAAGCAGGTAAGGCAAAAACACTACCTGTAAAAAATAAAGCGGTTATAAAAAATATTATGTTTCTAATTTTCATTACTAAATCTATACGCAGAATCAAAATCGTTAAAATTAGATATTGGCAAAATTGCTGTACCTATTTGTTCATCTACAGATGCCATTTTACTACCAATACAAATATGACATGAATCCCAATTTTTATTATGTTTAACCAATATGTCGCCAAATATAGCTTTGCTAGGATGATACTGTTTCATGCCTAATTCCAAACATCTGCCTGATATTCTTTGAGCAAATTCTTTTTGAAATTTGATTGCACCTTTTTTTGTAGAATATTTTTGATAAATTATTTTTAGTAAATCAGTACCTAATACCTTATCAAAGTATTCAACAATAAATGTATTGCAATCATTAGTTCCCCATGCAAAAGGCTCATTTAATTTGGACTCAATGTAATTATTTGCTTTTAACTTGTCTATCATCGTATTTCTGTTGGTAAATTTATTCTGCTACCTGATGATCCATAATTAACTGTTGATGTAGCTTTTACAGGTCTTTCCAAAACAGCATCTGAGCCACCACCAAATTCTGAAGCTGTAGCAGTTTCAGATAGAGTAATTGTAAAATAATCTGTGTTGGAAGCATCAACTACAGTATGTGATTTATTTAATAAACTTCTGTCCAAGCCACCAACATCATCTAAACCTTCCAAAGTTATTGTGTCGCTATTTGCTAAACCATGACTTGAATAATGAACTTTTACAGTAGCGGATGAAGATGTGGTTTCTATTGGATTAGTTCTGATAGTAAAACCATCTAAAAGAA